CCTAAGTCCCTTGGCCTTGAAACCTCCTTGTAGATTTGCAAACTGACCTGCATCGATCAGGGATCTCATTGCAGCGGTTGCACTCATTGTTAAATTTCCAAGGAAATGTATCAAGCCCAAGCCATAGAAACCAAATCCGGGCACAAACCTATAATGGACAAAATGACTTCTTTTTTCCATAGTCGGATCATTGGCTTCATAGTTTCTACGAATACTTAGTACTTGTCTGGACTGTTGTTCTACTGTTACGATATAGGGAAGAGATTGATCTTTATTTTCTATATCAAGATAACAATGCTGTTCCAGTAGTACATATTGCGGATCTTTATCAGCAGAAGGAGAAATCCCCAAAATAGTATCCATTCTTTCTGTAAAAGATGTAATAGCAGATTGATCAGGAGTGGGAAGATCTGCTTCTTTATAGACACCAGCCAGTACATCTTTTTGTAATTCTACAGGACTTCTATAAATTACATGTGTATACCTGTCAGCATTTCTCAAATCAGTTGCATAGTAAGACACATAGAATTGATCTATGGGAATAAATTCAGAGACAGGACGTTTAAGTGTAGAACTATAATATATCTTCTTGAATGCTGAACCTATTAAGGGAAGATGGAAAAGCATTCTTTCAAACTCATCAAAGTATTCAGGCATCTGTTCAGTAAGCTGATAATTCATAAAGCTTTGAACACGATTGGCTTGCATCTGTTTTTCAACAGTTATCTTTCCTAGTATATTAGCCTTTACCGGGCCATTGCTGGGAAACAATTCTCCTGAAGCCTTGGACTGAAATTTAACGGCTGACTCAATCAGAAGAGGATGTACGGCTGTACAGGCTCCTTCAAAAGGTTCTGATCCCGGCTCAAGTTTGAGTCCCAGCAAATCAAACCCTCTTTCAAACATAGATTCCCATTCACCTCTGGAATCCTTATCTGCCTGATAATTATCTATTACATCTGAAGAAATTTCTCTAAGATCATCTTCTTCCAGAGTATCACATAAATCTTCATACCATTCTGCTATATCTTCTGAAGGTTCCATCATAACATCTTCACTGGCAAAGTCTACTATTACACCGCCTTCATTATCTACTTCAAACGTAGCATCAAGTTCTGTTTGTGGAACCATAGGAACTACATTAGGTGCTTCTTCTGGTATTCGATCATATGGATTTTTTTCTGTCGCCATTATATATCCTGTTTTAATAAATTATTATGCCTGATAAATATTTTTCGGGTAGTATATTGTATCAAGAAAAGCGTGCATAAAAGGATCTTTGCTAGGAGATTTAGGTGCCGTTAAATGTGTAACCATTGCTCCATTCAAATCTCTTATCTCTTCCTCTTCTTCTGTCGCTATAGGTAATGAAGCTATAAAATTAGCTTTAGATCCATTCTCTTCTGTATCTACATCAAGATGGGATAATGAGGCTGTCCCTTTACTAAGAATTGGTGGCTCTTTTTTATCCTCACTTGTTCTTATTCTAGGTCTTATATCAGGCTTACCTATATTTATTCCCAAAGACTTAAGTGTATTGAAAGGAACAAACTTAGGAGAACTACCCGTATGTTTATAAAATTCATCAGTGGCTTTTAACCAATCATCTACATTAATACCGTCTTCATCAGTGGCTTTTGGAAGAGGTGAAAAATCCAAAGCATCTTTTCTATAATTATCTGCAACAGATGCAGGAGAATACATCTCTTCACCCTTTTTTAATGCATATCCTACAGCAGATCCAAGAGGATCCTTTATAACATCCAGAACATTTACACCAGTTTTTATCGCAGATCTTAATTTACTTTCTTCACCATCTTCTGTAATACTTTTAGGAAGAAAATCTTCAAGTTTTTTAAAACCTATAGATGTTAAATTTTTATATGCATCTGTAATAGAACTTTTTCCAGTTTCTGGATTTGTTATAAATCTTGTGGATACAATTTGAGCTAAAGTACCCGGACCTAAACCTGCCATTAATGCTGCACCTTTAAAAAATCCTGATTTTCTGGCATCATTTAAAGAGTTATATACCTCAGAAGCCGGTGCAGAAGAAGTAGAAGAATAACCAAATAACTCTACTGGAGGATTTTCTCCATGCACTTCACGATATTGAGAAACTATATCACCAACTGTTTCCCCTTCTTCTGCCATATCAAGCCTACTTACAAACTCATTAGCAGCCTCTCCTTGTTTTCTCTTTTCAATATCATCAGTAAGATCAGCAGTTCCTACTAGAATACCGGGATCATAAACATCTCTGTCTAATGCATCTCCAGATGTCCATGCTTCATATGGGCCTCTCATTGCCTTACCAAATGTCTTTAAACCTTCACTCTCCCAAGCATTTGCAAATTCTATACCTATTCCTTGTAATTGTCCTCTATTAATTGCTCTCTGAAGTATTCCTCTTAGTTCAGGAGTATTATATTTATCTTTTATACTATATGGATTCCAAGGATTATCTCCTCCTTGTCTGGGACCGTCTGTATCTACTGTATCTATTAAAGCTTTATTAAAACTTTTACCTTCCCATTCAGGATATAGACTCTTCCATTCAACAGGAAGTTCTCCTGTTACTCTCATCTCAGGACTATCTGCACTCATTCCAGATCTTTTATCAATATCTCTGACACGTACTTTTCCTAAAGAACCTATTCTAGATCTTAAAACTATTTTTCCTTCTTCATCTTTGAGGTAAGAAGGGGCATCAGACATAACTGTGCCGGCTTCATCATAGTCTATTATGTCAGCTTCTGGAGAAGACCCAAACGATCCGTAATAATAAGCAGGAATACCGTCTACCTTCTTACCACTACCGCCCATAGCTTTCAGAGCAGAAGCTTCATCTGAATTTATCCATGCTAGATTGTGAGGTTGTCCATTTATATTGATAGATTTCTTTACACTGGAAAGACCTCCTCCACCTTTTCTACGTTCTTGTTGTGCACTTATTAATTCTTCAGGAACTTCAATGCTTGTAGCTGCGTCTCCATAGAATTTGTTAGTATGTACTTCAACTAGAAACTGATGGGCTGCTGATGGATTCGTGGCGGCAATTGCTGCCTGAGAATAAGATACAGGAGGCTGATTAGCCATTGCTCGTACCTCATCCATATAGTTTTTAACTCTATCAATTGCAAGATTTTCTGCATCTGAACGATTTATTCTTGCTTTTTGTTCTTCATCTCGCCAAGCTTTTTCTCTTCCACCTTCAACTATGGGGCTAAAGCTTCCTTTTTTATCTTTAAGTCCTGCTATGCCTGTCTCAGTAAAACCAAAACCTCCCCGTTGTTCTTCACGATTTGCTCTTCGTAGTTCATTCTGTGATGGAGGCAAAGATCGATAGGATGAAGGACCCGGTGGTGGGTCTAATCCTAAAAAGTTTACTATATTTCTAAATGTTGTAGTATCAGATGAAACTTCAGGAGGAGCATCTGAATTATCAAATATGTCAGCCAATTCTTCTGGTGTTTTTCCTCCTCCAAGAATATCTGTTGCCGGTCTCCATCCTCCATAGGTATCCCAATCAGACATAGAAAACGTATCAGGAGTAACTCCAGCATCTTTATCAGTATAGCCACCCGCAAACCGTCTTATAATAGGTCTATCTCCTAAACCTGCCAAACCACCTCCACCTTGCATGGAGATTGTAACCTGTACCTTTGGCTTAGGCATTAGTTTTTCCATTGCTATTTGAGTAGCCATATTATAATTTTTTGATTTGTTCATAATAATTCCTCTTTGAACCCCTACACTATTATAACATATAATTGTTTGTTTCGCAAATTAAAATGTCCAGTATGTGCTTTTATTCTCTCTGGGTTCATCTTCAAGCTCTGGATCGTCAGGATGCGTCAGATACCAAGACTCTTTCATATAGTGTACCGCCATTGTCAGAGCATCTACCTGATCATCATGAGCAGCATTGGGGAACCTGATTAATTCTTCTATCAGATCATCTGACCACTTCTTGTTCTTGGGTATCCAGAGTCTTCCTGCTTCCATGATGGGAGAAGCCGCATGAACCCTTGCAACCTTGTCTCTGTCAGGATTGTATTCCATGACCGGCAGTCCTGCTCTCCTCATGTCCTGTATCAGGGATTGTCCACTGGCCTTCTTCTCTACCATGCAGACATCAGGCTTGTGCTGGTTGTATAACTTCTGTGCCATCTTCCTGAGTTCGGGATACTCGAACCGTCCCTTGATGTTTCCCAGAAGAATTAATTGCGGAGCATAGACTTCATATCCTTTCTCATCCTTATCGTATAAGTAGAATATGCCCCATGTCTGGATTACACTAAAGTCTGCTGTAGTTCTGGTGGAAAAAGCCGTGTCGAATGTCTGTATGACAAAATCACAACTTGGAGGCTCATCTTCTTCCCAGTACTGTATCCACCTCTTTTTTATTAAACCACCCTCTTCAGGAGTAGGGTCCTGCATGTAGAGAGAGTTCCAGTATCTAGCTCCATTGCTGGCTCTGATCTCATTCTCATCAAGTTGAAGGATATGTTCAGGCTTCCACTCAGGAAAATAACTGGAACCCAAGGGAAGCTCCAGTAAATCAGAAGCCTGTTCATCCAGCCATGCAGGTATCTTTATTACCTCCCAAGGAGTAATCTCATACTCGCTCATATCCTCCTGCTGTTTAAGGAGCCATCCGCATAGATCATCATAATGGAATCTGGTATTTATTATGACAATAGCTCCGTTAGGCATAAGTCTGGTCCTTAAACCTGCTGGATACCATTCCTTTATGTACCTTCTGCCTGCATCAGAGAAGGCATCTTCCTCAGACATTACATCATCCAGTATGGCTATGTGTGCTCCTCGACCTGCTATCTGTGATCTGACACCGGCAGCATAGTAAGTACCGCCTTGGTTTGTCTTCCATTTACCCGCTGCCCTGACATCACTCCTTAACTGGACACCTCTGAATATTTTATTAAACTCTTCAGCATTTACAATATCTCTAACAGAACGGCCAAAGTCAGAAGACAATTGATCACTGTGAGAAACAGTAAGTATTTCATGTGTAGGGTTCCTTCCTATGTACCATGCAGGAAATAATTTAGAACATATAACTGACTTACTGGATCTTGGTGGAAGGAAGACCATCAATCTTTTTAAATTACCTTCTTCAAGCTCTTTTAGTTTATTGGAAATTAATTCTATATGACGACCCATTCTAAAGTCAGACACAAGAGAAGGAGCCATCAATCTTACAAAGGTAAGAAAGTCAGACTTTGATTGTTGTTCTACTTTTTGTGAGAGGAGTCCCTGAAGATTTATAAAAGACTCTATTAGATTTTCTTGTAAATTATACATAGTACTATTATACACTATAAAACTTAATTATGCAAGTACTAAATTAAAAAAAATATATAATAAAAATTAATAAGTACTAAAGTATAATATAATTAGTACTTAAGTATGGCGACATTGGTAGAATTTTAGACCCTGTTTTTTTAGAAACCTTTCCTCCATCACCAATCATTTCACCTCCGCACAAGATCGGCAGATTTTTTCCCCCGGATAGCCATTTTCTAGTCCGGTTCTCGAATTCCTCAAATTCTTGGATACCTTGTTTTATTGTGGATAATTTGTGGATAAGTCCTCAGCTGGAATTTTTAACTTAATATGGGTTAAACAGAACAAATGTAGTACAGCCAGCCTAGGGCAATCGTCTAGGACATGGGTATTCTGGGGTTTATTACAAACATAGTCTCTATGCCATTTTAAGCCTTACTGGGGCGTTTTAAGGTTTTCCGGCAGTATACTACCTAAAAGTCCATCCGGCCGATTTAGCCTTTTTTGCCCTTAAAAGTATGCAAGTGTCATGCCAATAAATTCAAAGTGAAAAATAGAGACGATTTTAGAGACGATTTCACCAAACTAGTAACGTTACTAGTTTCGATGGTATTAGGCCTTGTAATAGGTGTGAAAATAATATACGCTCTTAGTTGAAGTTAGGCATATACATATCGGTAAGGCGTCCCCCATAGCCACCTGCCAAAATTTAAGTCCTAGCATTTTTTCTTAAACTCTTTTGAGGGAACTTTTATTATGACCAAATTAGTAATTGAAGAAATCAAGTCTCAACAGGCTATTGTCAATTCCTGTAATGCATCTGTGGAAGAGCTATCTAAAGACCGTACCGATGCTATGCTAGAGCGTACCTCGTGGGCTGTTACAGTCCTTAAGGGTTTTAAACCCCAAGGTGGTCAGGACTTCAAAGGCGAGCTACTTGATGCTACTAATCAAAAGACCAGTGAAGAGACTGTCTCTTTTGTTAACCGTATCTTGAAACAGAAGCTTATCAGTGAAGACGTGTTGGCTACTTTCACTCCTGATGAGGCTGGTAAAGACAATGTTCGTAGTTGGATGTCTCAGGAGGATATTACAACGTGGAAGCATGTTGTTGGATATGGCAAAGCTAAAAAGGTATTGTCCAAATTGGAACTAGCCTTAGTTGTGGCCATGTTAGAGGTTACACAAGAACCTGAGTTTGAAGGTCTTGTGGACGTGGCGAACGGTGAAACTGACAAGCTCGGAGATGCTATCTCTAAGGTGTTAATCACCATCCAAACTAAGGTGGATGCTAATAATCCGGCAAACTCTAAATAGACTAATTACGGCGATGTTAGAGAAATCTAGCATCGCCTTTTTTTTTGTTCTTTTTTTTTGAAACTAGTAACGTTACTAGTTTGGTGAGAACGCTATGAGTATGAGTAACGCTATGAGTATGAGTAACGCTATGAGTATGAGTAACGCTATGAGTATGAGTAACGCTATTGACTATGTATTTAATATAATGTATTGTAAGGATAATAAATTTAAAGGTGATAATATGACATTTAGAATTGAGGACACGATAGGCAATAGTGCCATAGTCGGACAAGATGACGGAAGTGTAGTTGCTACGGTCAGGTTGTGTGGTAATAAGCATGAACATTTTGTAGTACTTTCTGACAGCCTCTCATTAGCAATCGTTGAGGCTACCCAATGGATTGTTACCCGTCATTTTGAGGATAGTAAAAGGACAGATTTTTCCTTTATAGAAATTAGAAAGAATATATAATCAATTAATTAATCCTCCTTAAACTATAGATGGTACTAGTTAATTCTAGTACCATTTTTTTGTATCAATACAATAGTAAAACCCCATTGACACATGGGATAGACTGTGGTAGTATGATTATAATTAATCGAATGTTTTCAATAAGTTAAAGGAAACTAGTAACGTTACTAGTTTGATAAGTAAATGAGTAAGACAGTTTCAGCATCTAGCAGTCCAGTTTTTTTTAGGCAGGACATACCTACTACCGCCAAACAAAACAGATTGCGTAGAATAAAAAAACGTAAGTATAATTCTGAAAAATATTTTGCTAGACGTATGAGAAAGTCTAGCTGTAAAATTCAGAATAGAATTACCAGTACAGGAGAAACGTGCTCAAATATGAGAAGAGCATATCCTGTAGTTCTATATGCAAACAGTATCGGAGGACATAAGCAATTTTTCGGTAGGACTTACGAACCATTCAAGTAAGTCTTTAAAAAATTAGTAGTACACTGGGCATTGCCCATTGTGGTTAGGCACATTAAACCTACGGGTTTAGTATGTCTTTTTTTTGGAGTAACCAAACTAGTAACGTTACTAGAATGAAAGGACAAGCAATGAGAGCTGTTACTAAAACTTTTGATCTTTATGCAGTATTACATGGGGATGATATCGTTTCTCAATGGTACCCAACCCAAGACCAAGCGTTGTTTGAAGCGTATAGTCTAGGGTTAGTTCGTAGGAATAAACAAACGGATCAACCTTACTTCCCAGTTGATGTGAGGGTAGTTTCTTTTGAGACACTAAGGGAGTTTGAAAATGCACGTTGCGTTGATACGGGTATGCGCTGGCTAAAAGATAATAGTCATGGCACTATTGCTAGAAATAAAGGGTAGCACTACCCAAAATGATAGGAGTTATCATGGATAATTTTCGTATCCCCATTCTACATAATGACCGCATAGAATATCACTATGAGTGGGCGAGAGATCAAGCCGAAGCTGTTGAAAAGACAGGCTTGGCACTGAATGAAATGATAATAGAGGAGAGAATTGAGGTGATGACATGAGTACTGTTATATTCTTAGTAGGTTTATGTGTAGGACTTTTGTTTTGTTTAGCTATCGATACTCTTTTCGATAGAAATAAGAAGGAGAAGTAGGGTATGTTTATAGTATTACATTGTTGTTTTTCTGAAGACCCCAATGACATTGATAGTTGGGTAGTTGAGAGAAAACTAGACCATTTTACCAGTGGAACTGGATGTTTCTGTACAAAGGAGGATGCTGAAGAAGCTATTAAATCTAAGTTTTATGTAGGAGAAGAGGAGGATGTTGACGGTATCTTTACAGCTTATCATTGGGATGAGGAAGACTTAGGACACTGGCAAGTTGTGGAGATTAGTAATATAAAAACCAGTGATAAATGCATTAGAGAGTGGATTAAATATTAACAACCAACAAGGAGAAGTAGTATGGAGTGGGAAAAAGATCCGATAGGAAAAGACTGTATCAATCTGAATACTAGTCTAGCTAGATGGCTGTCTGACAGATTGAAGTTCATGTATCTGCACACAACTGGCTGGCGTCTTACTGATTATTTTATAAAGGATGCAGAGGGTAATATAATTAAGGAGGAATCACAGGAAGAGTATGACAGACAGTTTCTAAACTGGAGAATAGAACTGGATGATACCAGCATATCTTTAAAGGCGTATGCTGATATGATGGAGGGTAAGGGGTCAGTTGATCTTTTTGATGAGTCGGGTAAAGCAGAGAAGATTAGCAATGATGCTAAGAAAGCTATCCAATGGGTAGCCGATAATTTTAATAACCTGTGGGACTGAGAGTATGGAACAAATAGAATTAGAGTTAGATTATTCTAAGGCTGATGAGTATATTGTTCAACGAATGGCTACTGAAGCTATGGAAGACGACCACTTCACTCATTGGGATCATGCTTATGAATCATTACGGGAATGGTTTGAAGCAGAACTGAGTAGGACTAGAATTTAAGGTAGTACTACCCATATTAAAAGAAAGGAGTGTTATGGAAAGATCAGATAACTTTTTCGAGGAGGTCTTTGGTATGCAACCAAGACGAATCCTCATTGAGCATATTAAAAATGGTTCACGTTATATCTACAGGGACAGCGAAACAGGAACCTACTGGCGAACACTGAAATCTGCCAAGGCTCTTGGCCCTGCGAAGTGTGCGATAAAGAACCCAAGAGGAGTAATTCTATAGGGTTTCTCTGATCCCTAGAGAGCGACCTAAGGGGTATGTCGTTAAAAGGCCCCACCTTTCTTTAGGAGACTATACCATGACTACTAATATAACTGTGTTAAATACTGATGTATCTGAATTGAATGTTGCCACTAGTATTGCAGTCCAAACAACTGTTGAGAATGTGGTAGTATCTCTAGGTACACCAGATATTATGTATGAGAATAAGCACAAGGACAACGGCTTTAAGTCTTATGAAAGTAAGAAGTTCTATGTTGTTTGTCTTGGTAGGACTATGTTGTTCTATGGTAAAGAGGGTGCAAGGGTTATGAGGGGTATTTCCTGCATCAACCGTCAAGCCTATGTAATTGCATCTTAATGTGGATAACGATGAGAGAGGTTCTAATAAGGATCTCTCTCTATTCTTTAGGAGAATACTATGTTTACAAATCTAAAAGTAGAAAGATCTGTCTATGAAGTGACAGACAAGTCACCGCTCTATCGTGAGCTTAAACCACACAAAACTCAACGAATAGTAAAGAGCGGTCACCTGTCGAACCTGATTGAGAGCTATCTGAATAAGGGTTCGGCCCTGAAAGATGTACCCATACTTGTGGATAAGAATGGTAAGATCCGTGATGGACTCCATAGATACTTGGCAGCAACAGCCCTTGGCATCCCGTATTACATCATGGAAGTATCCAGTAAGTATAACAATATGATCGCCATCAATACCAATCAGAGAAACTGGAACGATGGAGACTTCGCTAACTACTGGGATGTAATGGGTAGGACACCTTATAAAATATACAATAAGGTTAAGGCAGAGCATCCTTACATTAGTTATGGGGTGTTAGTGTGTATCTTTAATAAGAAAATAGGGAGAAGTCAGACAGATAGTAAACAATTTAAGGAAGGGAAGCTGACACTCGATCATCTGGATCATGTATCTAAAACGGTCAGGCAACTGGTCCAATTAAAAAGTATATCCAAGAACCCGCCGTTAGATAAATCTACCCATGCCAAACAGCAATTCCAAGAGGCTATGCTGGAAGCATTACAGAATGTAAGCTTTGACTTTGAAAAGTTTAAGAAGAACTTGACAACCAAGAAGCACAAGCTTAACATACTGGCAAAGCGTACCGATATGGTTAAGGAAATCTACAAAATAGAGGAGAAGTAAATAAGTATCTATCTCATTTTTTTAACAGGAGATTACCCATGACTAGAAAACACTTTCAAGAAATAGCAGAGATGTTTGCTAAACATAATGTTGACGTTGCTTTAGTATCAGATTTTATGGAGTTCTTTATCAGACAGAATAATAGATTTGACAGGTCTAGATTTCTTAAAGCAATAGAGAACCATAGGAACATGAGTAATGTTTAAGACACATCAACCTAAGATAGCAAGGTTCATGAAGAAGAACCCTGATAACTTTGCGGAAGGAGAAGTGTTTAGTCTTTGTACTATTCAGAGACAGTTGCATACTGTAGGCAATCAGCGTAAAGAAATAAAGACTGAGGGTGTAAATGCAGTATGTCTGAATGGTACAAAGAGGAGAAGCTATAAGGAAATCATGGCGATGAAGGGGTATCTTTATGAGAAAGTATACTCAAAAGAAATATCTCTGACAGAAAAATTACTGGAAGTCTCTGGCCTATATGGTATAGGGATGGTGAAGGCTGGCTTTATATTACAACTTGCCTTGGGTAAAGTAGGATGTCTGGATGTGCATAACCTAGCACGATTTGGATTGTCAGCCTCAGTATTTAAGGTGAATGATAAGATGAGTGAGGCAACAGTCCTGCGAAAAGCTAACTTCTATATTAAAACCTGTGAAGATTTAGGAGGGAGCGAGTACCTATGGGATTCATGGTGTCAATTTGTAGCTGATCTATATCCAAAGATATATAAGGATGCGAACCATGTATCTAAATTACATGTTGACTTTATAATTAAATGAGAGTATACTATAGCCAATAAGAAAGGAATAAACATGAAGAGTATTATCCACATTAATCAGCACGTTATTAAGAAGAACGCTAAAACTGGTGAACGTAGCCCAGTTATAACGTGTAAAACATACAAGTCCAATGAGTATGGACATGATGTTATAATATTAGGGCCATCTAAAATTAAGTACAGCCCTGATAAACCTTTGTCTTGTGGTGCAAAGGTATGGATTGAAACCCACTCAGAAGTTATTGTAATATAGGAGAAAGATTATGTTTGTTGTGTTACAAAAGGATGATTTTGTTAATGCAGATGTATGGGAGTGGTTGCTTGAAGCAACTGGACTTGAAACCCATACAGTAATAAATGGAAAGGTAGTAGATAAAGAGATTGAAGAAATTAATTTTACACCTGTCCTCTGTAAAGGAGAAGAACTATGAGTTTACCTTGGCAAATACAGGCACAAAGAGAGGCTATGTATGAAAAGCATTTAGAAAAAATGTTGGCGATATATAATGATGTTGATAGGGCAGAGCTAGAAGCTATGATTTTATTTGAAGAAGAAGTAGAACAAATGGAGGGATAATATGCTTAATGAAATATTTAAATTATTAATTGGACTGACAGTTCTGGCAATGCTGTTATTAATTTTTCTATATTATGGAGGATACTATGACACACTATGACGTTACCATCAACTGCCCTGAGTGTGAAGGAGCAGGGCTTAAATGTTTTAGACATTCTCTTTCGGGCAATCCAGAAACTGCTGTCACGATAAGTGAGATTGATTGTCCTGCGTGTGGAGGTAGGGGTGAGATTACTATCAAGGAAGTAGCAGAACTCTACGAAAATACTCAAGAACTTTTAGAAGATTATCCAACAGCATTAAATGTAAGGCTGGTAGCATGACAAAATATACCAAAGAAGAATATAATTCTATAGTAAAACTTCATATGCCTCACACTGATCCTTATGTGATGGGCAGGATCCCACAAGTAAAGGTCAAAGTAAATACAACTATAGACAAAGTAAAAGCTATAGTTGACATTACTGAGGATAATAATGTAAAGTATTTGTGTGAGGAAATTATATCTGACCTTGAAGAATTGAAGATGGAGATGCACAAGCTATGACTGAAATTGAAATTCTGAAAAGAAATGTCAGGGAACTACAGGAACAACTAAAAAATTCTTACATAAGAAATAAAGAATTAATCAAAGAAAACAATAAGTTATATAAACTTCTTAATATGTTACGTGGAACGAATGAGTCTGCTAAGAATCAGCTTGAGGATTAGAAGTGAAGAAGCGTGATCCTCACTGGAAGTGGCTTAGATTTTTAGGCCACAAAATTGTAGGTGCCAAGAAAGGAAAGGGTACCTATACTCGTAAACTTAAACACAAAAAGGAGAAAGACTATGGATAGTTCGATACATTATGTGAAAGAAATTAGTATAACTTCCAGAGATTTAGGAGAAACTCTTGGTAAAACTACCTGTATAAAGGTTAGTAGCCGTCCAATCTGGAGTGAGGAAGTTATTACTGAGGAAATTACACTGTTCAGTGAGGACAGACTTATTACTAGTATTAATGGCAAGACAATTAACCATGATGAAAGGAGTTAAAATGTCTAGAATTACTTTTAGATATTCCGAAGAAGTCTATAATTTTATAGACAGGAATGCAGATGCATGGACCATGCCAATGGTAGAAAACTATGTTGAAATGGCTGGCCTTACATTTGGTGAGGAGTTTGATGTAGCCGAACTTAATCAGTGGCTCCAAGATGAGCTTCATTCTATTGAGACAGGATACAAAGAATTTCTTGACAACGACTAAAAAGTATGTTACAATATTATATTAACTTTAGGAGAATGATTATGTTTGATCATAATAAGATTGACTTTAGAGTAGAGAAGTTTCCACTTATTAATGAGTGGCAAGCTGGTGAAGACTTGGTTCCTTACACCAAAGCAGAGGAAATACCCTCAAGTATTGGGGTAGGTCTTAGGCGTGTAGATACCAAGGAACCTATAGGCATAGTCTCTGATGAGTACTTCCCTGTTCAGTATGCAGAGATCGTAGATGGTGTGGAGCAAGCACTGCAACAGGCTGAGATAGACATGAGTGATGCTGACTTTACAACTAATGTCTATGATCAAGGAGCCAAGCTGGAGTTAAGAGCTAGGTTTCCTGCCCATGCTATGACTATGAGAGAAGGTAAGGATAGTATTATACCTGAGTTTGTCTTCAGGACATCCCATAATAGAACATGGGCTAACAATGGTATGATGGGACTATGGAGATCCTTCTGTTATAATACCTTGGTGTCTGGTGATAAGCTGGCCTATGTCTATGGTAGG